GGCATGTATGAAATACAATGCGGACATTTCTTGGTAAAGACAAGGATAACCGTGTGCGGCCCTTGTTCTATAGCGGAGAGTAAGGCCCGGATCTCACGCATTGATCCTGTCTTCATATGCATAACACCGCTTGATGTGCGGCGTTTTTGAGTCGTGCGTTTTCTGGATGTCATCCCTCTAAGATAGTCTGCGAAAATGCTTTGCAAGAAGAAGAGGAGATGCCAAATTCGTTTAGCGACATGGCGTCAAGTTCAAGTATGGGCTATCCGATTATTGGGAGCTTAGTGGTTTTAGCAGTGCTTGTAGTTGTCGGATATATGCTGTGGCCTATCTTGATGGGCAGATCTGGATGTCCGCCTACTCTGCATCGTGCCACTGATGGCACCCTATATCTCAGCTCGGGTCAGACATTTCCCGACATGAATGCATTTCAGAAATGGTGGCATGCGAATCGCGAATATGCAAACTGTCCTCTGCCGATCCTAACAGGTGCTCGGGAGTACCCCGTGATGCGCGATGAAGATGATAACGATGAGCAGACCTATGCAAAGACGCCTATATACAAGGTCGATGACTACGAATTCTCGCGGATTTTCGGCTATGAGCGGAATGGTCGTATGGAGGTGCCCCGTCAGAATCTGAATGTGATTCTCAATCGGCGTGCATTTGATTGGCCCGATAAGCCGCTATCTTCGGATGAGCGGCGGGCCAAGTACCAAGGGCTAAGCGAGGGTTTCACTACACAGGGCGATCTCAAGTCGGTTGTGTTGGCAGAGCCGTCTGCGGAGGAGCTTGTTAAGAGTGCTACGCAACAGTATGGAGCTAGACCTGACCGTAGGCGCAGAAATGGCGATGATGATGATGAGGTACAGGAGGATCTGGAATGTCGGCTGAGTCGCGAGGCCCGTGAAGTGGCATCCATGGTTTCCGCCGCATATGCATCGGATCCCAACTATGAACCAGTGGTTACCCGCGTGGGCAAACATCAATGGGAGGTGAATGAGCTCAAGCCGCGGCGGCGCTCTACAGATCAGTATATAGAGCCCGAACCCGACGCCGTTGTGGATACCGGCAATGATGCCGTAGATATCGGGTTTGAGTATCGTGAGAAGCAGGTTGTGGATGCGGCGATTGATCCTTATTTTACGGCGATAGGTGATCTACCCTATCAGTCTCAACGAGAGAATAAGACCTCAGATGCATGGTACGGACCCGTTCCAGGAATGGAACGCATGTTCGGTCCAACATTTGATCATAAGAATTGGTACTAAAAAGAACCACATAGGTAGGGATGAAATACTATATCATTTGCGACAATACAAGCTGTATTCTCGCAATTCATAAGATAGCAGACTCCGCATACGTTTGTTTTGAAAGACTAACAAAATCTGGCAATGTTCCACTATTTCTATCTCTTATGCGCGTAGAAACAGATATATTTGGAATTAAAAAAAATGAGGTAAGCATACTAACATTCTCAAAGAGCTCTGGGATAACGCTAGTACTTTCAGAACCGTAGTTCTGTCCCGACTGGGACAGCAATCTGTTTCAGGCTGATATCATCTCTAAGTAGAACCGTATCTGCAATATTTGCGGTCGTAGGGCGGAGATGACCGGCCGCTATCTTGATTGTTGTTAGCAGACAGAGAAGATCATTACCGACTGCGTCGGTCCAAACACTCTTTATCGCGATTTTTCCCTTTATATTAGGCCACGTGGAATTTGTGCTACGGTCGTTCGCGCCCTCCGCAAAGGGACACACTGTATTCTGACATAGCGGCTCTACTGTGGGAGTAATTGGAAACCCATTGAGTGTAATCGTCGTTGTCGACGTGCCCTCTGTCACTACGGGGCCGGGATTAGTGAATTGGACAGTCATAAGCACTTGCTCACCGATTACGGGAGGATCAGGTGTAAGAGCAAGCAGAGTAGGACGGAAAATGGAAGACTGATTGCAATCCGTCACAAGACTGGTTGTGGCAGCCGCGAATGCGATTATAGAAGCAAACCGAAGCATTCTATTGATCTATACAGATAAAATTATAATGGTAAAATATGCGGATTTACAATCTTTTTACGTTTAGATGAATATGCACCGTACTGACCTTTCTTAAATTGCTTAAACGTTGATTTATCATGTTTATCATCTGCAGATTGTTTTCTACTAGAGCCATCTGCAACATTTGCCTTAAAATCAATCGGTACAAAGCCACAGATCCAGCCATAAAAATCATATGCACGAGTACAGAGATCTAGATCATCACCTCCTAGAAATAGATTCTTTTCATCAAAATATCCCAGTTTTCTCATTTTTTCTGCACTAAATAATAATGGTCCTCTATTGATAATATGATTTACATAGAGTTTATTATCTTGATATAACTTTCTGTTATAATGTGGGTTTGATATATGAAAACGACATCTTCCCTTCCACCTGTAAAATGAATACGATGGTATATTTACAGACATACAGCATCTGCCACTCACACCCACTACATGATTATACTTATTAAATGGTTTTGTTAGAATAAGATTATATCCCATCTGAGTCATCTGCATGTCTGCCTGAATCTCCAGAAAGTACTTTCCCTTTGCTAAACGGAAACCAATATTGTCGCTTGCAGTCTCAAATAGACTTGTTACCGATTTAATTACAATAATCCTGCCAATTGCTGTATGCGTGATGGTATTCAGATACTGAAGAAGATTGCGTTCTGTATTATCGCGGCATTTATCAAGAATAAAAATCATTTCAAATGTGCCGCCCGTATATTTCACAACTGCTTCAACATTCTGTTTCACAATTTTTTCCTGATTATGGATAGGCATTATTACAGAATAGGTAGGATTAGTTATACCAAGATCTTTATAATATATGCATGATGGCGGTTTCATACAAGGCAATGGTGTAGGATTATTTATAAGCCCAGAACCCTTTTTATAGTAATTAGAGAAAGAAAGAAATTTATTTAATTCTTGTATTTTATCTGTCCGTGTATTCTTAATGTTATGTGGTGCAGGTGCTGGTGCAGGTGCTGGTGCAGGGGCCGGGACCGACTTAGGTTTTGGAACAATACTACAGGATCTGCCTTCACGACATCCGTGCATATTCCAATGTGAAATAGCTGCGGCTTCAGTTTTAAATCCAGCTCTTTGTAGATCTCTGTATTTCCCTATATACGCATTCCAATCAAACGCACTGAGATGTTTGCATTTTCCATGAATCTCCCAGTGTTTAGTTGCAGCCTTCTCATTATAAATACCAGCCTTCTGTAATTCAGGATATTTATTTACATAATACCACCAATCAAATGCCATCACTCTAAATATAAACTTGACAATTATCCACAATGTCATCAGGGGTAACTACGATGATCAAGATTCTCTACAACAACAGTTACGGTGTGGGGTTCAGTGTTTCTGATGCCTTTGTTGCAGAATATAATGCACGCACGAAGACATCGTTGGATTCTGCAAAGGCGCTTTTCTTTAAAGGACCTGATTCTATACGATGTGACCCCATCGCAATCACAATCATTGAAGAGAAGGGTTCTGAATGGTGCTCTGGAGAAGGCTCTTCTCTCGCAGTTCATGAGGTGCATTCCGTAATGGCTCGCTATTGGGAGATTGAAGAGACGGATGGTGATGAATATGTGCGCATCATGACTGCAGAAGCACTCTCCGATATTCTCCATACATTTATGCAAACCAATGATCGCACGACTCTTGACAAACAGTATGCGGCGATTATGGAGGCAGTTGGGCTAAAGCCGACCGAGATAAATTCCAATAATGACAACCATAGCTACTTCAATGTTGAATTTAATCCTTGATGTGCGCGAGGCACGGCTTGGAGAAGCCCTGACGGTGCTAAAAGTTCCATTTACAACAGGAAATCTGGATGTTGGTGACTTTGTAATCCAAAATGCAGAGGGCGAAGCCCTCTTAGTTGCCGAACGCAAAAGCCACGCTGATTTTGCCGCATCAAATGCGGATGGTCGCTATCGCGAACAACGGGCACGCCTCATGGCAGTACGCGGAATGGGTGTCGCAGTTCTGTATATCCTGGAGGGTAGCTGGACAGAGACGGAATCACGAAGCTACGGACGCACATCAGAGACCCAGCTGAAACGTCTAACAACGCGTCTTACGCTTCGCTACGGTCTCCCTGTACTAGCAGCCGACTCACTTATGGATACCGCACGATGGTGTCGTCTCCTACTTGCGCAACTAACAGATGATCCTACCGTGTTTCAGCCTGAATCGGAAGCTGCCGCAACGACAGCTATGTCAGGATTCACGGCGGCCCTCAATACGGTAAAAAAAGGCAATAAGACAGCCGCGGGCACAGCACAGGCGATGCTTTCAGCCATTCCTGGTCTCGGTGGAAAGCGGGTAGAAGGACTACTTGCATTAAAAACGATCGCGGATCTATGTACTATGACCGAAGAAGCGATTGCATTACTAACGGTAAATGAACGGAAAATAGGGAAGGCACTCGCAGCGACTGTGTATGCCGCCTTGCGGGCGCGCGCCGCCTAAACACAGTGTAAAGAGTTTCTAGTATATGGCACAAGATACAAAAATCTATAATCCATGGAATCCGAGCAATCGTGACATCCCAATGTCCGAAATTGTTCGGATTGCATGTTATACGCCCAAACGCGTGGATCTGTATCGCCAAGCGTGTGTGCATAAATCATTTGTAAGTCGCGAACAACATGAAGGACAGTTGATCGCGGCGCGCCCTGCGGATTGTATGGCGCTCAAAGCGGCTGACAATGAGCATCTGGAGTACGTAGGCGATGGGTTCCTAGATGCCATTGTGGGAGACTATCTGGAGAGGCGATATCCCGGTGAAGGTGAGGGCTTTTGGACATCACTACGATCAGAGCTGGTCAATAATGAGCATCTCGGTGAGCTTGCGCTAAAACTCGGTATGGCTCCGTGGCTCATCATATCGCGACATATGGAGGAGGTCTGTGGAGGCCGACAAAATCGGCGTATGTTGGGATCTATGTTAGAAGCGTGGATCGCCGCCATGTATCGTGATCGCGCCGGCGATGATCCCAAGACGGCTTTTTGGCATGTGCAACAGTGGATGATTAATGTGTTGGAGACATGGGTGGATTTCGGCGAACTCATTGCGACGAACACGAATTTCAAGGATCAACTGCTGCGTTATTATCAGGCGACGTACCATCAGCCTCCGCGCTATAAAGAAGTGGGCACGGATGGGCCGTTGCATAATCGGACTTTTACTATGGGAGTACTGCTACCAGATGGAGCAGTACTTACAACGGCCGCAGCCCGGAACAAGAAGGATGCCGAACAGGAAGCGTCCCGACTAGCTTTGGTGCAGTTGGGTCAGATTACAGAATAGTGTTTCGTTCCATATTAGTAGAGGATGTCTGACAGCAGCGAAGAAGATATAATTGGATTTAAGCCAAAGCAGGCGCTTAAGGGAGTAGAGGTTAAAGCAGCGGCAAAGTTTGGTAGCGCGGCTGTACCGGCGCGAAAGCCGATGGCTAGAGCTGGAGCTGGATCTGGATCTGTATCTGCAGCAAGAAACGAATCGTTGGCACCTGTTCGTAAAGCAGCAACTGCGCCAAAAGTACAGAAGCCTGCTCTAAGCACTTTAGCAGAGGATGCAGCAGCTCCTGCTCTTGTTGTCAGTGAATTGCCTCTTGCAGAATCACTTGTCCTAGGCGAACTCCCTGTTGATGAAGCGGATGAAGCAGTCGCCGAAGTCGCCGCAATAAAAGAGACCATCGCCGGCAAACGCGGCAGAAAAGAAAAGGAAATCCCTCTTCCCGCCGATGCACCTATCATGGCTTCTGATGAATTTAAACTCGCAACTGATCTGAAAAAACGCATCCAAGGAACTGATCCTGTACAGGCAAAACCCGCCGATGGCTATCGGCCAATAACATCGGCATCATTTCCGGATTTTATTGTACAGACATATAGTCAGTATTCACCGTATCTCCAACGTGTGCTAAAAGAAGGAGCGGCGGCGGCGGCTGTGCCGAAGGAGATTGACAGAGACGCCTGTAAGAAGCGTCATCCCAACAAGATTGAAACCTTCTACTATCAGAGCTTTGTCCGCGATTATTTGAGCCGCGGCTCTCCCTATCGCGGTCTTCTTGTCTATCACGGCCTCGGTACCGGCAAAACCTGCACATCTATTGCAGCAGCCGAAGCTCTGTACTGGGGCGGTCAGAAGAAGATTTTTGTCCTAACACCGGCCACCTTGTCTAATAACTATCGTAAAGACTTGGGGAAATGCGGCTATTTCCCGCTTCGTCAGAACAACTTCTGGGCTTTCCTCAAGTTGCCAGAGGTTGCTGATCCGACTAAGACACCCAATTATGTCTGGCTTACGTCGGCTCTTGGTCTGCCATCTGACACAGTAATCGCGCAGAGTGGCGGATGGATTCCAAATCCTGATAAGCCTTCTAACTGGGAGACCTTGTCATCTGAAGTCAAGGAGGCGATTCGGGCTCAGCAGATAGCGCATCTGAATTTCCGCTTCAAATTCATCCACTACAATGGTGTGACACCGACAGTGCTCGCACAGCTGGCCGCCGCCGGTGTCGCTGAAGGCACCTCTATGTTTGATGACGCAGTCGTCGTGATTGACGAAATTCATAACTTGGTGCGTACCATCAACGGCACACAGATCGGCGGTAATCCGATTTCGCAGATTATTCAGAAAGTGGAGCTCCGCGAGCCGACGTGGAGCACGCCACTGGGACGCGAGCGTCCTGGCTTCCGTTATCCCCGCGGCTACTCGCTGTATCGTCTCTTGCAGAATGCGGTGGGGGCCAAGATTATCGCACTTTCGGCAACGCCCATGATCAACTATGCTCAGGAGCTGGCGGTTCTTATGAATCTGATCGGCGGCGAACAGCGCATGTTGGAGATTTCGCTGAAAACAATGGGACGTGATCCGGCTTCCGTAAAGCGTCTTGAGGAGTGGGCACGGAAACGCGCCGACATTGACTTCTACAGTATTGAGGAGGGGTCGGATCGTTCTACTGTGCTCAACGTGACGCCGGTTCCGTTTGGATTCTCCAAGGTGGTGCGCGGTGATTATTCTAGCCGCGGATTTGTACGTATGCCTGGGGCGGGCTCTGTCAAAGATTCGCGGGAACGCAACATGGACAAGTGGGCAGTGACACTACTGAAAGATCTGGAGACTACTGGATTATTGAAAGAGGTTAGCACCGAAGCAGAGGCGGCAGTCACGGCCGCGCGGCTGAAAGGACCAGGATTTGCACTTGCACCGATTTCACCTGCATTCAAACTCCACACATTCCCTATGTTGCCAGAGGACGCCAAAGAGTTCGTCGCCAATTTCATAGATCGTAACACACTGCGTATTCTAAACACGAATATGCTCAAGGCGAGGGCCACGGGTCTTATCTCGTACTACCGCGGCGGCTCAGAGGAACTCATGCCGCGCACAGGACTCAACGAAGTCGTACGTGTTCCTATGTCCGAATATATGTTCAAAGAGTATTCTGTGGCCCGTCTGGCGGAGCTGGAGATGGAGACGCCGTCCAAACCAGATGAAGAGGCAGGTAGTGGGGCGGGTAAAGGTCACAAGGGAATGACAAAAGCGGAGGTGGATCTCTATACACAGGCTACGAAGAGCCAGCAGACAGGATTCTTGGCACTATCGCGCGCGGCGTGCAACTGGGTGTTTCCAGAGGAGGTGCCGCGACCCAAAGTGTCGGTCAAAGATCAGGTGAAACTGCTGGGTGCTGAGCAAAATAAGCTTGTTGATGCGGATCTTGGTGAAGATATGGATCAGGATATGGATGCGGCGCCTCCTGTTCCTACAGGGGCAGCGGCAGATGCAGAGCAAACAGATGCAGTTCTTCCTGATGCACCGCCTCCTGCAGAACCGACGCCACTAGATGCCACACTTGCGGGAATCCTCGGATCACTCATGTCAGGACTAGAAGGCACTCCTGAAAAGGCAGAAGCATACCTCAATCTCGGCCTAACCACTTATTCTCCCAAATACGCCACAATCATCTCAAAGATCCGCGAAAGTGCCGGCCCCGCTCTCGTCTATAGTCAGTTCAAGACACTAGAGGGTCTCGGTATCTTTGCAGCGGCGCTCCGTGCTTCTCCTGAACGCTATCTGCCGCTAGATATTCAACGTGGTGCGGATGGATGGTCCATTCCTGATGCACTCATGACTGACAGAGAACGGCCGCGTTATATTCTTTATACAGGTGACCAGGAGCTGGAGAAGCGGCGACTCCTCTTACAGCTTTACAATGCGGATCTGGGGGCGCTACCACCGCGATTAGCAGAGCAGTGTAAGGAGCTTCTTACAATAGGTGGCACTCAAGCACCAGACAATCGCGATGGTCGTGTCTGCCGTATATTTATGATTACTCAATCCGGTGCCGAAGGTATTTCTCTCTTCAATACTCGCCAGGTGCATATCATGGAACCCTACTGGAATAACGTCCGTCTCCAACAGGTGATTGGACGCGCTATTCGTCTCTGTTCTCATATGAATCTTCCATGGGAGGAGCGTGTCGTGGATGTTTTCACGTATTTATCCGTATTTACCGCACAACAAAAAGCGGAAGGAGCAAAGCCGCTCATGATGGTAGATAAGGCCATGACGACGGATGAGATGATTTATGATATAGCAACAAAGAAGCAGAAACTTGCAGATGGACTTTTTGAGATTGCACAGACAGCGGCCACTGATTGTGAGATCCACTATCATGAGCATGGAGCAACAACGCAATGTTACAAATTTACAGAGGGAAGTCGCCCCTTGTTTATGTTTCATCCGGACTGGCGTAAAGACTTACAAGCCTCTGTAAGAAGGGCTGCAGCTGGTGCGGGAGCCGATGCTATGGCGAGTACCGCGGCCAAATAATTACATATTAAGATAATACCATAACATATGGAGCAGAATATTCTTGTAACGGGTGGATGCGGCTTCATCGGTTCCAACTTTATTAATTATCTACTAGCCTCCAATGACACTGTACAAGTTATTAATCTGGACTGTCTGAACTATTGTGCTTCTGAATCAAATGTGGTTGCAAATCCCCGTTACCGTTTTGTAAAGGGTAATATTACGAGCAAAGATCTCGTCAGTCACATCTTGGAGGAATACAAGATTAATACAATTGTGCATTTTGCCGCACAGTCGCATGTTGATAATTCCTTTGATAACTCACTGCAATATACGGTGGATAATGTGTTAGGAACACATACTCTTCTGCAGGCGGCCAAGGAGTACGGTAAGCTCTCGCGTTTCCTCCATTTTTCTACAGACGAAGTCTATGGTGAGGTGGATCGCGAACATCCTGGATGCCACGAGAAATCGCTGCTGAATCCCACCAATCCATATGCGGCTACGAAGGCCGCTGCAGAGTTCATTGTTCGTTCCTACTATCACAGTTTCAAGCTACCGACGCTAATCGTACGGTGTAACAATGTGTATGGTCCGAATCAGTATCCCGAGAAACTGATTCCGAAGTTTATTAAACTGCTGCGCGAAGGCAAGGATCTGACGATTCACGGCACGGGTGAAACCCGCCGGAATTTCATCTGGGCAGAGGATGTAGCCCGTGCCACATGTATTATTCTAGAGAAGGGAGAGATAAATGAGATCTATAATATCGGTACGGATTCAGAGTTCTCTGTGTTAGATGTTGCAACCCTCTTGGTGAAATACATGACGACGGATGGCACCCTTGAAAAGCATGTATGCTTTGTCCCTGATCGTCCTTTCAATGATTTTCGTTATTCGGTAGATTCATCGCGGCTGCGAGAACTTGGATGGAGCGAAGTTCATACAGATTTTCAGAAAAATCTACTAACTCTGATTCGGCATTCTGGACATGAGACACCATAGAATTGACTCCTTGATATCAGGAAGTGATAGCCCCTCTGCCTTACAAAACGATTCAATCTTTGTCGTTAAGAGTTCATTATTAGACCGATGTGATTTAATAAATTTCATCTGTTCATCATAATTCACAGAGGTCCAAGTATGAGTGGGATTCAGCAGCGCCTGGTACTGCTCAAGCACCCAGTTATGCTCTACTAGACCTGGATTTACGAGATTATAGGTGCCCGTGGTTCCCCGCTCAACCATACGATCAAGAATAGGCCACATGTCATCAAGTACGGTCATTGAGTTAGGAATAGAACAGATATTACGATAACTCGCAATCTTGTCAATGAAGTTGCGTCCGCTAACCTCGGCTGCGATGGGCATGCGAATACGCAGTTGAAGTGTCGTACTGAAACGGCGAATCTCTTTATCTGTAAAGCCCTTTACGATAGAATAAGAAGAGCCGAAGAAGTTGGCTGCATCATCGTCATCAAACACCCGCTTATCGGCCGTATAAGTGAAGATACATCCTGTACCAAGATAGACAAACTGTATTCCCTGCTTCTGACAGATTTCAGCAAGATGCATTGGGGCAATGTAATTGTCGCGCATATTCTCCACCAGCTTCTCTGGTTGCTCTAGATAATCAATGGTAGGGGCGCCAGGGCCATGGGTACGACCAAGGAAAGAGAGCACGGCATCGGGTGCCACGTCGGCAATCTCTGCGGCGGCCGCCGCATAGTTCTCAGGACGACTCTGGGCTACAACTACGGTATGTTGAGTGTTGCGAAGAAACTGCTGACCAATCCAACCACGGGCACCGAATACAAGGACGCGCATATATAGCAGTATCTGTGGGAGTATTTTAGAGAATCTAACTCAGTGTTTCCCACGCATCATTCATATCCATTTCAATAAGAGAATCACTAAGGCGATAATCAAATGTACGAAACCATGCGATACCGCCTGTCCAGTTCGCTCCATCCTCTGTATTATCGCATCCGATTCGCATCTGCTCAAAAATCTGTTGCGGTGCGGGTGCAATAACACCTATCTTATGACCGGCCATTTTACCATTACTGTACGTGCTGTAGCCGCCGCAATCCTCATCCCACACAAATGCATAGTGGGTCCATTGACCAAGAGGGCAGGGCGTATAGATCTGTGGCCCCCATGACGGAAAGATGCGTGGATCGGCATTGTCTTTATAATCCACCACAATAGAGTTAGGGCCGGCCCACATGTTGAAACATTGCGTGCGTTTCCCCCATACTGTGGATACCGACTGTGGAGGAGGACCACGCCGCGGCTCTGTCAGCACATTAGAATCTGACAGATTGTACAGACCAAATATAGATGCACCTGGCGCACCAGGATTCGTGGGTGTCTTTACATAGACCATCATCGTAATAGACTTGAAGGCACGGGCACGGACACCCTGTGCAATCTTGTAGTAGTTATACACACCGGAATTGGCGCCGCTGACCACCAGACAGTTCTTACCGGCCACGGGACCGATAGAGGCATTCGGTGATAGAAACAGATTATGGAAAATATCGTTGGTATCCTTAATAGGTCCAGGCTGTGTGGAAGTAGGCATCTTGTTGAATGCGAGCTCAAATGCAGGAAGTCGCCTATCCTGTGTCATAAAGAGCTGATCCAGAGGAAGAGGAATCCAACCTGTTCGGCCAAATGATTTATCATCAGGAGCATAGGACATTAAAATAGAAAACGACCACGGACCACCTCCGTTCCATAGATCAATAACCATTTTATAGATCTGGCCACCAATCATAGGAAGCATCTGTGACGGTGTAGGAACATTACAACAGCCCACTTCGGCGACCACCTTGTCATTCACCTGGAGACGAACATAGTCGTCACATGCTATTAAGAATTGATACGTGCCGCTCATCTTAGGAAAGAAATTCGCGACCATGCGCTGTCCTTCCTGTATATATCCACCCGCAGGCGTCATATCTACCACTGCCGAGCCCTGCACAGGAAATCCATTTTTAAGAATATAGCGGCCGAGAAAATGGGTCTGCGGTCCTTCTGCCGGAAACAGTGAGGCGTTGTAATTAGGAAAATAATAGCGATACAAGAGAACACCGTGCGTATTACAGCCCTGCTTGGGATATTTCACAGATAGACCATACACATTCTGAATACCTTTTGCCTGATCCGCTGGCTTGCCTATCGCGAGATCGGCAATGTCCTTAGAGGCCCTCAAGTGCATGACAACATCGTTCCATGTAGGAAACTTATTCCAGTAGTTCATGCCAGAGTTTGCCGGCATGAGTTTGCCGGCCGGTTTATAACCGAGACCAAGTGCAGTCTGCGTAATACAATTTGCATCATATGGGGCCTTGTCAGTTGGATTAAAGAAACAAGGATTGAATGGTGTTCCGTAACAGAGATTAGATGCCGCCTGGGTTGCACGTGATCCATCACCGGCATTCGCAGATGCCTTGAGTGCCTGGACCGACTTGAGCGCCTCCATTGCACTCACTTTTCCGTCATTTACAATACCGGAATGAAGAGCAAATCCACGCTGGGTTAAATAGGCATTCGTGGCGTTAAAATTGCTGGAAACACCGGCATAACCACCGGAACCGAGTGTTTGTGCCAGAGTTCCATTGGCGCTGCAGCCGAAATTGGTCGTGATGGCCTGAAGGCACGCCGGCGACACCGCGCCGTATTTATCAGGTGTGCAGAGTGATGATACAGAATTATCGCTGATGCCGGCTACCTGCCCTGCAGAACCAGATCCAGAAGCAGCAGGACAATTTGTTGCGCTCATGACAATCTGGCCAGGACAATCTCCTCCCATAACTTGCGGAAATGCCGGCCGACCATTGCCATCTGTTAGAATTGCACGATTCGTAGCGGGACACCATCCCACATTTGGATTCTGGGCAAATGTTAAGTCCTTACAGGATCTTACAGCAGTCGCCTGTTTGATGCCTTCCAGCTGATAGGCTTTCTGGGTATCCCAGACCCACTCACCTGGACCTATCTGGGTATCCAGGTTAGGGCTCATAGGGCCACGGCGGGTACCGTAGGCGCCAACAGAGGGCACACTCGGGTCCGGTGAAAACCACCAGCCGCAGCCTGTACGGGCAGCGGGATCACGCATGGCGGTACCAGGATACGGAATCGCTCTGCATTCTGCATCACGCTTCAGAACATCAGAATTGGCGCCGAATTCAGAAAAATAGCTACGGGCATCAACTGACATACCGAGTGCGGCCTGCAGTGTGGCAGTATCCTGTAAATTTGCGTTCGCTGTTCCGGAAGGAATAGATCGGTTAATCTCATTGAGATAGTAGCGTTTCTGCTCATTCTCAAATGACATTGCCTCTAACAAGAGTAATTATCTTTACTGTTGTTAGTTAATCCGATATAGATAATCTTAGACACCTCCAGCGAAATACTGTGCCATCCGCGTTGCTAACACGGGATTTATTGTTCTTAGATCGGCACCCGTGGGGTTCGCGCCCTTAAGGGCATCCGTACATTCTGCGTCACTCTTGAAAACGGTACATGGGCCTGTCGCAGGGCCGGCGCACAAAATCCGATTCTGTAGTTCTGCACCCATTATGATAGAGGAGTCTGTGATGCCAGGTGGTAGCGATGCGGGATTGTACCATGTATTGCCCGCTGGTCCAAATAGATATACACCAGGTGTATTAACTGGCGGTTTCTTGCCATAACAATTAACTGCCGCGAGACCATTTTCGGGCATAAATTGTTTAATACCGGCGCTGCCATTACCGCACTCCTGATTTATTGACGTTGTAATAGGATAGGCCGGCGTCGGTGAGTCAGATACCCATCCTGTTGAGCACCAATCCGCACCCTGTGCCTGTGCAGTAGCGAGTTGTGCCGAGGTTGCAACAGCCGCTCCGTATTTCGCACATACCTCTTGTGCATCTGTTTGTTTATAATTATACGCTTGTTGTCCAATATACGCAATATTTGCATTTCCTCCATTTACTTGGAAAACCTCCGGTTGCTGCAGCTGCTTTGGGCCCATACACTGCCACTCATCTGGATTCTTACGAGGACAGTCTGCCGGATCCTCTACAGGTGGTGTCATCATGACTCCGTAGCAGGAACGCATGGCCGCTGCCTGAGCATCAAACGAGGATGAATCCTGTGAGCGATTAAAAAATCCCTGGAAATAGGCACGAATATTTGGAATGGCTCCTTGCTGATTCGCTGCATCCGCATTTGCCTGATTTACGGAACCATCAGGATTGAGCGGCGCTCCCTTGCCTTCTCTAGTACAATAGGCGTAACCGAGTTTTGTGGTATCCATCTGAAGTGAGTCCTTACTGGGATCACCGCTGGTGCGCCATAGATAATCCAGACATTCAGGATTGTGCGGACCTGTCTTTGCGCTTGGTCCATCACAAGGATTATTCATGGTAACTCCGAGTATCTGAAGTGCGGCCGACTTCACAGTCTCAAACTCCTTGGGCGCGCCTGACATATCTACTCCGTAGATGGCAACGTTACCCAGTGTGTTAAAGTAGGCCATCGTCGCGTCAAGACTGATCTCGCCCGTTGCGGGATCTTTCTGCGCAAGCGCCGCCGCGGCCTCTTTTGTCTTGGGATACAGAGCTCCTTTAGGCGAACCGCCGGCCGCCTGGAAAAGACGCTGAATGCAGAAGAGAGAAGGATTGAATTTACCCTCTGCGGTGAAGCAGGAATTGGCGCCCATGAGTCCCGCGCCTTGTGCCGTAAATACAAGCGGGCCACTGGGGCAATAGAATTTGTCCTCCTGAAAAAGCGGCTCTGCCAGAGTTGCCGGTACAATCATCTCCATACCCATCGTATTCACAATACTGGTTTTGCTAACTGTCTGTCCTTCTGGTACCACGAGTGTGTCACCATTGTCGCGTGTAATGTAGAGATTCTTGGGAAGATTTGGATCCGGATCATTTTTGAAATACTGGTTCGTAACAGGAATATCCTGATCACCGCCCGCCGCCAGCTTTACATAATCAGTTACATCTACGCCCCGACTATTGTCGGTAGTGTTTGGCGAATTGCCGTACCAGGCCTTAGTGATCATTCCATTCACCACATCGTCGCGACGCTGGTACCACAGCACAGAATTAGGCACTGTCTTCTGAAAGTCGGTCCATCCAACACTCTTAGACATGGCGCTGGTAACTGTACTAGAGAACTTGTCGCCTGCAATGACAAAACCACCTTCGGGCGTGATCTTCTGCGCACCAATATCAAGACTGATGGTGCGTGTTCCGTCCAGATTGGAAAGCCAGCCGCACCAGACAATCGGCACACCCTGCACAATGATGGTTAGGGGCATGCCCTCCTGAATATTGAGAGTGATCTGCATCGGTTCTAACACGGGATCTCCTGTGCCACCCGAGGGTATGAGCGGAATACTATAACCGTTCGCGTAGATGATACGGAGGCCTGTGTGTCCGCCAGGATGACTTACATGGAGGATTGCTGAATAGGTGCGGTCTTTGGGACCAACATAGAGGAGACCTGTGGAACCGGCCGGCGCCGAGCCAAAGCACTGGGCACACTGGTTGTTCGTGTCAGGTGCTCCTGATTTCTGACACTGCATCTGGAGTTCGCGCACCTGACAGCTTGTCTTCATCATCGTGAAATTCTGGGGAGCGCATGTGCCGAACGTGGGGCTGTACAGGCCTTTTCCACCGTTTGCCGCAGCCTTTTCATTTGCGCGGATCTGGTCGTCTGCCGATATGAACATGCCACCGCGATGGGGCTTACCCTTGGAGTTCGTGCCATCGCGATGGCAGAAACCGCATTCTGCCAGTCGTGGATCATCCAGAAGGTCGCAATTTACCTGTGTAATACCTTCGCAGAAATTGATCTTATTCTGCACCATACCAGTTTGTTCCACGCCGAATCCCTGTTTTCCCTTACCGTCATCGGCCGCGCCGAAATTCGTAGCACTCAGGAGCGATAGCAGAGAGCTGGATGTAGAAGTGGCAGCCGGGATCGCTTGTTGAAATGCGGCATTCACCTGATCCGGATTGAGAGATGTCTCCGTGGATTGAAGACGGGCAAAATCATTGTATCGGCGCTCACCTTCAAACTGTAGTTGCTGACGCTGTGCCTGTGCTGTATTGAAATCCACACTGCTAGGGACGAAATCTTCACCAACTCCGTCGGTTTGGCTGCGAACGACAATAATAAAGACAACTGCAGTGACCAATAGTATAAGCCCTGCAACAATCCATGCATTCATGGTAGTCCTCTAAGAGGAGTTTAGACATTATCGGGTCGGATATTGGAAACCAGATCATACTCACGTGTAATGATGCGGATTACGAGCTGGACCTGACGACTCAGATTCAGGATACCGCCTGTTTGAGGGTAACCCATCAGATCTGTGGCGAGTGCGGTATCACCGCCAGGACCCGAAAATGGGTCAAGCTCTGTACCACCGGTAGTAGGATCTTGAAAGCGATTACGAATAATAATCCAATTTGCGTAGCCGACAGTGTTAAATCCGTCAGTCACTGTACCGCTGTCTGCTGTGTAAGCAACACCGACAATGGTATGTCCAGCCGAATCCTGTAGCCATGCATTGAGCGCTACACCACCCGCTGTACTATTCACAGATTGGAATGTTAGTCCATCAATCAGAATCTTGTCTAACTGAGAATAGCTCCAAAGCGGAAACCACTCTTTTGTCTTTAAGAAAATATAGTCGCCACTTATATCATAACATGATGATATATCGGAAAATGTATTACCAAACTGTATCGCTGCAAGTGTAGATGCATCTGGCAGATTGGATAGCAGATTATTCTCTGGATCCTGAATACGGAAACTCAGGCTCTGCAGATTTGCGAGCGGCGTAGGCGCATAGACACGCTGGGCCTTCATGAATTTAGGGAAAAAGAGTGTGTAACCGCGATTAAAATTCGGCTTGTCAGGATGCGAATTAAAATCAGAACGCCAGGTTGCATCATATTGACAGATCGCAAGTGAATTATCAATGCCATTATTGGTACCGAAGTTATTTCCCTGAAATTCCTCCACTAGCACATTTATGGATGGAAGGGCGAGGGCCGAATAGAAAGAATTGAACACATTGGTGCCGGAGGAGCCTGAACAGTCGCGGGTGACTACGACGTCCAGACCTTCTACAGGTAGAATAGCCTTGACAAACTCAATACGTGTAATATTGCGCAGACGATTTACGATAGTTGCCTGCATACCGAAGCCCTGTGGCTTGAAATTCGTATTGAATTGTATGACAAAATTATAGCGATTTTGGCTAGTGTTACGCAGCCAATCACGATCCTTGGAATTCATAATCAGATTATATTCTACTTCGCGGTATTTAACAACATCCTCTTGAGGCTGAAGCACATCTTTCTGCTGAATGCCGTATTGGCTTGGCACTTGTGGTGCTCGTTTAGGCACTTCCTCAAGATCAGGCATGCGAAATGGAGCAGGAGCAGGAGCAGGAGTAGATTCTGTAACCGGCGCCGCTCTTCCCGCTTTGAAACTGGCAAATAGAGTGGCAGGATCCACCTCTGATTCATATTTTTCACTTATTCTTGCATCTGTCTCTGTCTCTGCCTCTGCTCTTATAAGTTGGGCCATATTTCGCCGAAACCATTTTGCCATAGAGTCATATGTCAGCCGGAGAACATCGCGCTTGTTCGTGTTTGACACTGAGCCCTGAACTTTTCCAACTTCACTTACGTAGTGCTCCAGAGTACGATTCAGACGTTGATCGGCAGTATCGGTGAGCCCACCTGGAATCCGTCGACTAAACTGTTGCCGAAGATCCAGCAACATGGAATCAAAGAGTTTGGTGCTGTCCATTACTTGGGGCTGCGATTAGAGGTGTGGCTTACAACCTTAGGAACTTAATGGCCTCTTTCAGGGTTAGCGCGGCGGGTCGCACCGTGGCGTACAGCAAGTCCCGTACAGCATTCATAATATCATCATCTACACGATTCTTACAGAGTTCATGGAAGGCTCCTCCCTTGAGAAGTGAGATAATAATATACATGCAGTAGGTTCCGCATTCAGACTTTTTGCGCTGATGACGTATATCATTCCAGATAATCTGTTTGCAGCCCTGTTCTCTGCAACGCTTCAAGAGTCGCTTGATTTCGGCGCAGGGTTCATAGCCATAAGAGTCATAGTAATAAGCGGTCATGCGCACAAGATCAATGTAGGCACAGACCCAGTGGGATCCGGGTCGGTCATGCGGATCAAGGTTGAATACAATCCCGATAGAGCTCTTTCCATTTGCCTTCATATCTGCAAGATCCAGCTTACAGAGTTCATCCAGAACACAGCGGCCCCAGGATCCAGGGAGCTGTGAATCAAAGTCAATCGGTGTCGGTCCAATAAATTCAAAATGCGGAAAAGCCGCCTCATACTGTTCCATAACAGCGGCAATTGTATTGGAATCATGCCATTCAGTCGGCTTGGCCGTCCAGGCCGCCGGTTTCTCAGGACGGAAGTACTTGGCTGCCTCTAATTTCTGTGAGGGATCGGCTAAAGAGCTCACGGCGCAGTATTCCGATGCACACTTGTATTGATTTGTCAGCCGTGCACGGAGCTCCGCCCAGAGACGCTCCTTCTTGTGAATAGAATGAGAGATCTTATGCTGCGGAAATTTTTGATTCCATGAGTCCCGAAGACGTTCTAACATATCTTGTGGGAGACATGTCGTATGCGTCTTTGCAAGAGTGGATGGATTGCATTGATACAGATTGTAATCACGCTCCAGCGTAGTCATTGCCCTTATTCTATGCGCCTAGTTTAAGGAATGGATCTGGATTTCAGTTCGCTCTGGTCTTGGACAATACCGTTGTGGGGGCTCTTTGTAATTGTGATGTTCTTGTGCGGAGTTCTATTAGAACCGGTGATCCTCCAGGGTATTTCACCAGCGGAACAGAAGGGCGGTGCAAAGCCAAAATCCGTAAAGCGTGTCCAGTTTTCTTTAACATGACTAGAATAGAGGTATGGATGCAATAAGCAATATGACACCTATGGGGTTCTGGGTGCATGCCGGTGTAATCGCCGTCGGCGTCATTGTCTCCATTGTTAGTTTCGCATTTCTGATTCCGTTAGACAGTGTGCCGGCCGTCACCGGCGTCACAATTATCATGGCCGTGTCGTATTGTATATCGGTGCTCTTATGGTTGATCGTAGTTAAATTCTACTCTTCGCATATGGAAAATCTGGTATGGCTCAACACGAATATTATGTTTTTGATTATTCTTCCTGCGACAATCGGTGCGACGGCAATGAATGTGACGGCGGTGCAGAACACCCGGAATCTGCTTGCCGGCCAGATTACGACCTAGTCTAAGGCTCCAAACTATATTCAGAGTAATGGTCACGCATCCAATACTCTGGGTTGGACCCGCGGGATCCGGTAAGCTGACGGCTGCACGAGCGGCGCTCGGTGTTCCCGCTGGCCTGGAGCCTCGGCTTCAGATACTTGAAATCGGCGATTATTCTGCAAGATACTGGGAGTTCCCGACACATATGGAAGTGGATATTATGGATCTCTCCATGATGGATAAACAGATCATCCCCGAACTTCTGAATCAGCTGCTTTCGACACGAGACGTGACTGGCTCAGGTCGGAAAGTTATGGTTCTCCGGCGGATTCACGGCCTCTCACCGGCGGCGGCGACGCGCCTCCGTGTCTGTATGGAAGAGCTCGTATGGTGCGCAGGCGCACCGGCCATGATCTGGGCGACGGCGCGCACCGTGAATTCGGCAGTAGCCTGTATTATGGATGGATTCGTGTATCGTCGTATCTCTGGGCCACCCGAAGCACGGATACGAACAGAATTAGCCGCCAAGGCTGGTGCAGGACAAGTGGCAACAGTGCAGACCTATATTGCGGAGATGTTGCGGCAGATGGCTCTTGCGCTGACCGAAGGTCCTCCTAGTCTGGCGGCGGCGGCCTGGATCCGTGGTCGCATCTATGATCTATTAGGTCTCATGATTACGGGAACGGATCTCGTCGCCGGTCTCACATGGGCCACCGTACGTATGGCGGCAGCGGGAACACTGTCTTCGGCCAAGGCAAAGGCGGTGTTCGCTATCTTAGCAAGAGCGCGATGGGTGCCAAGTTATAGAACACCGATCATGCTAGAAATGATTGTAGTTGCCGTGTATAATGCTCTGCATACTCAATGATATTATTCCTGTTTTCCTTGCCAATGGTTTTTAGGAGATAGATCTATATATGATATTTTAGAGCGTTTCACATGACGCATTGTTGAGCAGTCAAAATAATAGATGAACTTAATTGTCGGATCCTCTGTATCCCATTCTTCCATTATAGGAAATCCTGTTCGGATTTTATACGCGTAGGCTTCACTACAGTTGAGGAATATTCGTTGAATGGATGATATATGGGTAAATTTGCACATATCAAGAATTATATAAACCCTCATTTCGTCTATTAATACTATTTAGGTTTATATAGTAGAATGCCCGTTGCAAACACTAGTCATACAGAACGTATTCGGCGCCTCAAGGGGCAGATTCAGGCGGTTCGGCGAGCTGCGTGCCAGAGCTGTCCCGAAGAAGGTCCGCAGGGTCCGACTGATCAATCCACGCGTCTGAGTCGGTGGTTTGGCCAGATGCCGTATTATCGTCCGACTCCATCGGGTGCAAATACATTGCTAACATGCTGTCCTGTTATCTCACTCCAGCATTAGTCTGTCCGGTACGCAACAAAGCTAAACTATACATATCGTAAAATGGAGTTCAAGATCTACGTATATCTGAAGCCAAAGACAGAGGAGCATCTGATCTATCGCACCTTTACAGCGGCGGAGCGTGCATGTCGGATCGGCGGAATCATAGAAGAATGGTCCTATACAGACATCAGTGATCGTCTTGTGCTGACACGTTCGTGGATCCGTGATTATCCAGGAGAGCTTGTAGAAAGCAACTGAGTTTCAAGCGTTGTGTGACAACCGAGTTTCCGTAGTTGTATAAAGAGCTCTAGGCGATCCGATGGCAGAATCTCTATTTTCGGTGACATGAACAGTGTAAGAATCCACTGTACCCAGGGATTAACATTCAAGACCCAGAGCTGCTGAAGAGAATGTGCATGATCATAGTGCAGTGTATTATAGAGTCTGTAAATATGCGATAAACTCAGATAATGTGTTGAGGCCATATTGGCACAATCCGCCACCCAGATCCATTTTTTTGTAAGTTGAGAATTAAAGTGTTCCTTCATTTCGTCAAAATCGGCATCTGTTATGATAGTATCGCCCCGGGCAATAATCGTGCGAAACACGCTTATGCCTTTATAGACACCAATCTTGTCAAAAGAATATCTCATTGCTTTTCGTCAATCTTTCGGATCTCTGTATTAATCGCATCACTCAATAAGGAATGCGACTGTTGCAGGACAGATATTGGTCATCGTGGGTCTCTGTTTCTAGACCGACAGTCACTGACATCCCAGTTTCCAAAGCGCAGCTACTCGGTCGTGCGGCTGAATACATTGATAAAGAGTATATTACACGATGGATATCAGATATCAAGACACCAACCTGGCGGGCGGTTCGTGATGCACATACCGGTCATTCTATTCATGTGGTCTCTGATAGAAGCCACGACGAACTAACAGCGGATCTGGTATTAGGTCTGCGACTGCTTGCATGGATGAGTGCCCACACACCGGTCATATGGTACTGGTGGGATCAACCATGGCCACGTCTGCTACCGGCGAATACTGATCCACGCCAGGAACATCTGAATGGAGGATGGGCGATACCAGGTGTGCCAGAGGTCCATGTTTATCGTCGGGAAGAGGCACACAAGGTGCTTTTGCATGAAACAATCCACGCACTCTCATTAGATGTTCCACAGACTCTAACAGATCCTGTGCGACTACAGTTTGATGCGGCGTTTGGCCGACGGCTGTGGCCGCATCTGGGAGAGGCTTTTACGGAGCTCTATGCAGAGTGGCTCTGGGCAATTGCGTGTCCTCATGTGAAAACCAGAAAACAGGCAGAGGCAAGATGGGCTGCGCAGCTGGTCTGCTCGTCTAAACAGGCGGCACAGATATGGACTCGTATCCGTGACTCAAAAAAAGCCGAGGATACGAATGTGTTTGCTTACTATGTGCTGAAGTGGGTTCTTATGGAGCATTTAGAGTCGGTGCTTCTGGCACCCACGGCCTCCGTGGATCATTGGTATGAATGGTGGCTTGCGGTCGTGGATAGATTAGAAGCGATGGCATCTGCAGTGGCGTCTTCTGAATCAGATACTATTAAAATGGGTATGACGTGTCAATAAGAATGAACGCTCACCAAAACCAGCTCTTAGGAGCTCCTGCTGCAGGACGTCTTGCAGAAGCGCTACGACGAGCAGAAGAGCTGCGACGGGCGGGCTTATTTTTACGACTGCCGTTGAGATTTGCAATCATGGCCGAACGATGCGCGGCATCGCGTTTCTCCTCTGACGAATGATTGAATTCAAATCCATTTGCTTTAGGAGAACCGCGTGCGGAAACAATACCTACCGCACGACGGGCGCGCGATGCCTGTCCTGCAGATAGTGCCGACATAATCTGCTCCCCGTCTATTATAACGTAGGATCCGACACGAACCGCCGTACTGGCCTCGGGGTTATGATGGAAATGACCGCGACCGTGCAGCATACCACGAAGACTGGCGCGCTCTATGGTCCGATGACCCACCTGTACCGTGAATTGACCGAAGCCAAACGATCGTGTAACATGGCCGAGCGCATACCGTGTCTCGTGGCCCTTCTCAAGTGCTTTAATAAACTTCTCGGCCTCCTCATCATTGTGACGAATTGCTAGACGGGCGACACGACCGAGCGGCTTTGATCCTGCCTTCTTTGCAGACTTGCGTTCCGAACGACGACTGCCAACACGAGCGCTTGTTCCATCCATCCTTATACTTGGGACAAATATAAAATGTGACCGTACTCAGGGTAACAGTAACCGATTGTACCAACGCATATATGGGAATAAAAGGATTAGGCGGATTTATTAAATGGCGTGTGCCGCATGTACGCAAATCGCTTAACTGGATCACACATGCAGGAGAACACTGGGGGATAGATTGCTCTTGTCTATTGTATAAGGCAAAAGGAGCGGGACTGTCACCCATGACGGTGATTGTAGGTCTGATTGTTAAGATGCGTCGGGTTGGAATTATTCCGATATTCGTATTTGATGGCCGATCGCCTGCCGCAAAGGCGGATGTCATAGATCAGCGTCGCGTGGTTCGCCAAGCGGCGCAGAAAGAGATAATTGAAATTAAAGCCGGGCTTGGCACGGAGGATCTTAGTCTAACCGAAAAGATGCATATGGAACGTCGCGTGGCTGCTCTTCAGAGGAAAGCGCCGACTGTATCTAGTAGCGAAAAGGATAATATAAAGAAACTATTGTATAGTGCAGGTGTGCAATTCATCACGGCATCTGAGGAAGCGGATGATGTGCTCGGATACCTCTGCAGACAGAGTATGCTGCAGGGTGTTGTATCTTCAGATATGGATATGTTGGCTCGCGGTGTGCCTCTTCTCATAATTCCTGAAACGACTGATGCGACGGTGCTAACAGAGATTCGGCTATCCGATGTGCTTACGGGTCTTGGTCTCAAGCAGCCGCAGTTCGTAGATGCCTGTATGCTCATGGGGTCTGATTATTCGGCAAAGGGCTGGAGTTCTATTGAACCAAAGGCGGCCGTGGAAATCGCACGAAGGGGATTTGATTGGGCTTCCTTTAGTTCCGATTGTGCTGTAATGGAACAGGGAGTTGCTCTTTTGAATGGATACGGGGTCAAATGGGAAGATATTGTTAGTGAAAAACAGCGGGCAAAATGGGATGCAGGGCGACCACCGTGTGAGCCTGCAACGCTGACTGCTTTGGCATCAGAGCATGGCTGGCCTGCAGATTGGGTCGCTGTACTCTCCAAATAATAGGAATCTGTCTATTTATAGCTTTTGGCAAAACGCTATAAATAGACCCTTAGTGGGAATTACGAGGGATGGGATTTGAACCCATGCGGATTTCTCCATTCGAGCTTAAGTCGAACTCATTAGACCAGGCTTTGATACCCTCGTTATGCGGATTGGTATTATCCACAATACCAATCCATCATACTTCTTTAAGTATCGGTCCCTGCAGGGGTCGAACCTGCGACTTTCCGGTTAACAGCCAGATGCTCTACCTACTGAGCTAAGGAACCTTTCAGAACTTGTAGAGAACAGAAAGGTTCTTAAGAAGAAACCAAAATAAATAGTATTATGTCTTTATCTTTGTGCTACGCACAGTCGATTGAGCAGAGCTCAATCTTTACGCAGCGACAGGCGCGGCCTTGATGTAGTGGCGGCGCAGGTACTTCTGCAGATTGAGGATCGTCAGCGAATCACCCTCATTGAGCGTCAGAAGCTTGCGGAGCTGCGCATCGGCCTTGATGGTCTGCTTGTCCATCAGATTGTGGGCGCGGGCATAGGCCATTACACCCTTCGTGACGGCCGAGCGGCTGACCTCCGTATCCTTGGGCTTGCCAAGGAAAGAGCAGAGCTCCGTGGAGATCTTCACGGGCTTCGTGAAGATGCAGGGCTTGGGCTCGGCACCCTCAACAGCCTCCGTCTTGCGCTTGCGGCGGCGATCGGCCTTCTTGATGACGCGAGCCGCTTGCTTCTCAACAACCTTGAGCGTGGCCGCGGCCGTGCTGAAGGCCGTCTTGAGGGCAGTGAGCTGCTCGTGGAGATCCGTGATCGTCTTCTGGAGAGAGGCACCGATGTCCTCCTCGGCAGCGGACTCGGTGGGAGAAGGAACAACCGTAGGGGCTGCAACAGTCGTTGCAGAGGCGACAGCGGCAACCTCGGCTGCGACAGTGGCCTTCACGGCCTTGGCCTTCACGGCCTTGACGGCGACAGGGGCGACAACAGCCGCCACCGCCTCAAGAGCAGTGACGGCGACAGACTCAGCGGCCTTCACGGTCTTCTTGGAGGTCTTGACGGTCGCACTCATTTTAGTGTTATCGGAGGAACTAATTGCGGACATGGAACGCGGGTGCTTAGTCATACCAGGTATCTTTGTGCTGTCAAGTTTGGGGTCAAAAACCCAAAAGTTGCCGCCCTTGGCCAGGTTGCCGGGCCACTTTCGTATTGAATAGATGACAACTAAAGTAGGGATGAACACACAAATCTGTGCAAGTATCCGGGGAAAGACCCATCCGGGAGAACGCTGCACTGCCAAAGCTAAAATTGGAACAGAATGGTGTGGCAAACACGTCTCTACGCAGATTCGGTTTGCGATTACCGTGGCCGCCGCTGCCGTCGTGGAGCACATCTCATCCTCAGCGCCTCCTTCTCCACCGAGAAATGACATATCACCTGCACAGAAAGAAGCGGCAGCAATCAAGATCCGTCGTATCTGGAACCGGTGGCTCGCACGACGAGCTGGCCCGCTTCTGCGCTTCCGTGAAGAGTCCAATAATCCCTCTGACTTCTTCAGTGCAGATCCTGTTGCAGAAATCCCTCTCGGTGATATCGTAAGCTTCGTGTCAGACGGTAAGGGCTATATCATGGACATCAAATCGGCCGTAAGTCTGATTGAGCATGCTGCGGCCGGCGGTGAGAAACCGGAGAATCCGTTTAATCGTGCGCCACTGCCAGCTCTCTTTCTCAAGCGAGTGGGGCTGCATTCGGTCGGGAAAGCCAAGAAAAAGGGCTCATGGGCTATGCTCCAACCAATCACAGAAGAGCAAAAGAATGCTCTCGCGACGACAGATGTGTTCCGTATGATTGAGGATCTTGGATATTACACGGATCCCTCTTGGTTCATTGATCTTTCACGCCTGGAGCTACAGCGTTTCTATATGGAGCTAGCCGATATCTGGTTCCATCGTGCGGCTCTATCGCCAACGGATCGTCTGCGGATTGTTCCGGGGCGGAATCCCTTTAGTGTTCCCGTGAGCACGTCACTCATTATGCATCAGAAAGCGCTGCGACCACTGATTCTTGCCACATGTAAGTCACTCGTCTCAGCCGCTGCTACGCGATCAGACAAACAACTTGGTGCTATGTATCTTATGGGATCATTATCTATTGTCTCCCCAGGAGCGGGAGTGGCCTATCCGTGGCTCGTGGAGACATTCTCACCTGGTGTTACGCGCATCATAGGTGGCAAAATCGTCGTACTCCATCCTTCTGTGCTCGGTTATTAGTTTATGACTGCGCCATAAGGTGCTAAGGAAAATGTTATTGGATTTTGATCATTATTATAAATGATAGTTATATTGATATTTGTAGTAGAACTATTAATATACATCATTGTATATGTAACACTGTTTGAGGTACTTGTAAAGTCTGTATATATTTTTGTATAAGGCAATTTTGTAGGATATTGAACTCCCATATATGTAATTATAAAGCTTGCGGTCTCATCATTATTTACTATTGGATCAGATATAACCATTTGTGTATTTGCAATTAGATCATTAAAATTTATAGTGGTTGCCTCAGCCATCGTATATGTTTCTAAAGCTGTACAGCAGTACTGCTCTCCCTGTGTTGCAGCTAGAGCAACTGATGAACTCTTCATATTATTCACGTTCGGGCCCGCGGCGGTACAGATCTTTCTAAGCTTTTCGGCTTGTGACCAAGCGGGAGGATACGGCATACTATTATTAGTGCCTATTATTTTGCCGTTGCTTATACGTTACGATAAGGTACATAATGTTGTAAGATAGCCGTGCTTGGTAATAATCTATATGTAGTGTTTGAATAATCAAAATTATTCCATCTAAAATTAGATGGCATTGGTATTGTTGCGCTTGTATTATTATAATAAATAATAGATTTATTGAAATATGTCTGATTAAGTTCATAACTAAGCGGATTTGTACTGGCAGTAATTGCAGGAAGTCCAGCTAGTGATACCAATGGAGTAAATTTATATAAATAATTACCAGGCACATTAAAGGATAGTTTCAGTGAAGCTGGCAGCGTTGTGTTTGAAATAACTCGCGCATGATTTTTGACTGTTAGTTCAATAGAAGAAAATATTTGTGGGAAAGTGTATGCTATAATTTCAATACCACTACTATTAAAAAATGTTTTATTATGATTAGGAAAACTATCATAATCACGTATATTATCTAATGTCTTACCTATTATACTAGGTGCCTCTGCAATATTATCAGGTTTCGTTTCAAACAAAATATAATATGTACCTGAAACATTAATAGAAGATGCAGCAGCATACGTAAATGTAATATTATTAATCATCTTGGGTGCGGCTTTTTTTATTTCAAGCTTATTAGCTATTTTTGTTTGAACAAGCGATAAATTTGATACTGTTACAGGAAGCGTTGTAAGAAATTTAAATGTCTTATTAGCAACAGCAGCCCGGGCCTCCATTTCAGCTACATTCTTAGATAAAGCGTTACGAATAGGAGTGTTCATTTATATACTACGCACATATTTTTGTATGGATAAACATAGTTTTTAAATATAGAGGAAAAGAAAGAATATGATTCCACGCATTATACACCAAACATGGAAAACAACCGCAATTCCCACCGAATGGAAAAATGCGGTGGAAATATGCAAGCGGCTTCATCCTGATTACACATACATGTTATGGACAGATGACTCTATGAAAACATTTGTTAAGGAGACCTATCCGGAAGTCTATCCTACATACGCATCATACCCGCATCAAATTCAACGGTGCGATGCATTTCGCTATCTAGTTCTATACAAATATGGCGGAATATATTTGGATATGGATATTATCTGTAAGAAGCCGCTTGACTTTCTACTAAAGTACGATGCTGTATTTGCACGTTCTAGCAATGTAGGAACCTGCTATACGAACTCTTTTTTCATGATTATTCCTTCACATCCATTTATGAAATACTGCATTGCGCAGCTACCTTCACATAGTTCAAACTATGCATGCTGCGGAAAACATCTGCATGTCATGAATAGCACTGGACCTTACTTCCTAACAAATATGTGTGAGAAATATACGGTAGAAAATAGCTATATACTGTCTAATGATGAATATGCAGGCGACTGCAATGCATGCACCACGGGCTTCTGTGCAGGTGGAGAATACTTCAGACATATACGTGGTCAAACATGGAACTCTTATGATTCATTATTCTATAATTTCTGCATGTGCAATTTTAAATGGCTCATACCTGTCTTTATTATTACTCTTTTTCTATTGGATAATTTTCAATCAAGAGCTCTTTTGGTTACGACGATACTGATCTTTGCAGCGGTGATCATTTACGCATCATCTCCGTACATGTCCTACGATTTCTCTGATACATCTATTATAATTATAGAATAGGTCTTACAGACAGTACAGTGTCAGATATTGCTGTCATGGTACTAAAAGTTTTTGGCCATAGGCACCAAACTTGACTCGTCGGCACCCCCACCAACCACCTAGTACGATGACTAGCATGATTAGCACTCCCTCCGATATTACTGTCTCTAAGATTGAGTTCGGCCCCGTCAAGCTGATGGACAATGGTGGTAAGACGGTCAATCTCCGATATGAGGGCCGCAACATTATGGTTGAGACGCCCAGCCTGAACGTGCCGTATGGTGTCAATGTCTTTGATAAGACGCCCGGCGCGCCTCCGAAGTTCTCTGTTGATCTGAGCCTTGGTGGTGCAAGTGAAAACGAACAGGTTCAGGGCCTCCAGGACTTCCTAGAGGCCTTTGACGAGCGTATGATTGACGCTGGTGTAGAGAATGCCGGTAAGTGGTTCAAGATGGGAAGCCCCAGCCGCGAAGTGATCAAGGCGTTCTATACGCCTATGGTGAAGGTCAGTGTCGACAAGGCCGGTGCCCCGAAGCCGTACCCACCGACCTTCAAGCTGGCGCTCCGTAAGAAGTTCCTTCCAAAGGGCTCGGCGACTGCTCCCGCACCGCCTCCAGATGTTTCTACGAACACCAAGTCATTTGACACGAAGTTCTACAATGGCATGGAGAAGGATGAGAAGGGCCAGGTGTCTGAGTTTGCGGTGGGTTCCCAGTTGGAGGAGGTGCTCGCAAAGCGCACCAAGGTGACGACCATCATTCAATGCACGGGTGTCTGGTTTGCAGGCGGCAAGTTCGGTACGACCTGGAAGGCAGTGCAGATTCGCGTAGATAGCCAGCCCGACCAGATTCGGGGTCCTGCTTTCCGCAGCGATGCACCCGACATTCGCGCGTTTGTCAGCAAGGGCCTGGCTTCAAAGGCTGGCGCCGATTATGCGGAGGATGAGGAAGAGAATGATGATGCAGAGGAGATCGTTGCTTCTGTCGCTGCTCCTGCCCTTGCCCCTGCTAAGTCTGCCCGTGCTCCTGCTCCTGCCGCTGCTCCTGCTAACACCTTTGCGGAGGAGGAGGTTTCGGAGCCGCTCCCAGTTCCCAAGAAGATCATCAAGAAGGTGCTTGCAAAGACTAAGTGAAACGGACTGTTGTAAGTGAAACGGACTGTTGTAAGTGAAATCAACATAAAAGAAAACACGGTAGCAAAATCTATTTTGGCCCCCATCAATAGAAATGGACGCTCTCAATATGGTTGTTAAAGTTCCAGCATGGGCGTATGATTTTTGCTACTACTATCTTGCCGTCGCCGGTGTTGTAGTTGTATATTCTTTGTACTCTATTGTGCAGCTTCTGATGCTTCCCGCCGCGGTCCAGAAGGTTGTTCCTGTGTTTGCCGTAGCATTGTCTCTTCTCATTTCCGGTGGTGTAACATTACTCCTAACAATGATGCAGTTCTGGGTATGCCGCTCGGCACTAGAGCCCCGTGAGAGATTCGCCGACAAGTGCCAGAATGAGGAGGGTTGCACGGCGATTGCCGGCACCCAGCGTCCCGATTCTCTCTGCACATGCGGTGGTCGCGGCTTCTGTGGTGGATGCAGCTTCAACAACAATATGGAGCCGTCTATGATGCCCGAGTATTCGCAGCCCTTGGCTGGATATACGGAGGCTTTCAGAAGCCTCGGTGGTTCTAGACGCTAGTCCGAATAATGAATACAGATTTATATTATAAATAATTCAATCATTTATAATATATTTTAGTATGCCGTTTAACCTCTGCATTTTGGTCGTTTTGTCCAAGTGATGAGCGGAGTATTCTTAGGAAGTGTAGGGCAGCAGGGAGCAGATCCCTTAAGTGTAGGTAGATTTACAGGACAGCAGTCAGGTCGTACAGGTCCATAAAAACCCCTCGGATACATTATCGGCGCTACAAGATCACAACATGTGGCTGGTTTCTCCGTATAAACCTTGATTGTATCAGCACAGCAGAGTGATGCATTGCCCTTGGCAGCAATAACCGCCGCCCCCGATAGTTCTAACATCTGACCGGCCGATTGTGTTGCAGTCGGAATCGGAACTGCATTCTTGTACCGCTGCATCTGAACCCATAGACTAGAATCGCGTCCTTGAGGCGGACTGATGATTTTGGCCGCCGCCCGCTTTTTATTCCGAAGATATTCACTGCAATACATGCTTCTCTACTTGCGGCAGTCAAAATTATCCATAAGGATTTGTAAAATCCACATCGTTACCATTGATACAAGGATACATGGGTGCAACAGGCACACCTGGTTGCGGCCCCACACGCGGAATAGGACACGGAGGATATGGTACAAGTGGTATAACAGTCTGCACGTACCGAGTATTGCTTTGTGCATTGATGTTTGCCCGAATACGTGCGGTGCGGGCACTAGATGCCTGTGTTACAAGAGGGCGACAGATCTGCTCAATTCCGCGGATCTTTTCAAACTTCCGATAGACTTTTTGCGCAGCGGGACCTTGCACATCCTGAAAATTAAGAGG